ATTAACTAATACAGACTGGACTGCTAGTTCAGATGTAACAATGTCTGATGCTATGAAAACTTATAGACAAGCATTGAGAGATGCTACAAATGGTTTAGATACTGTAGAAAAAGTACAAGCATACACATTTCCAACAGAGGTATTAAAATAATGGCATACATAGGAACAGCTCCTACAGATGGACAATATACTATCTTAGATGATATAGCTTCATCATTTAATGGATCAACAACAACATTTAACTTAACAAGTGGTGGAACTGCAGTCGTACCTCAGACAGATGCAAATGACTTAATATCTATCTCAGGTGTTGTACAGTACACTTCAGCATACGCCATATCAGGTAGCACGATCACATTTAGTTCTGCTCCATTATCGACAGATACTTTTAGCGGTAGAGTTCTTGGTAATAGTAAAGATATCGGTACACCTACTGATGGAACAGTATCATCATCAAGTCTAGCCTCTACATTCTTTATGACTAATGGTCAGACATTTAACAATGTGTCTATTGCATCTGGTAAAAATGCTATGGCAGTAGGTACGATAACAATTTCTGGAACTTTAACAGTAGCTAGTGGGAGTAGCTTTGTAATCATATGAGTATTATTCAAGTAGATACACTACAAAAAAGAGATGGGAGTACATTCCCTATTGGTAAGATTGGTCAAGTGGTTAATGCAACTACTACTACACAAACACAAACAACTTCTGGTACATTTACTGATTCAACTATTGTAGCTTCAATAACACCCTCTGCAACATCATCAAAAATTATTATTAATATTCAAATGTTTGTTCAACTTTTTGGTAATGGTGTTGATGCACAAGTAAACGGAAAATATCAAATTGTTAGAACGATTGGAGGAAGTGCAACAAATCTTTTTACTTCGAATAATAATCCAAGATATGATGATTTTGATGAAAGTTCAGATTTCTTTATGTTTAATTTACCAATACTTCATGTTGACTCACCTAATACAACTTCAGCTTGTGAATATAAAATACAAATAGCTTCTGGTGCTGGTACAGGAAATTCAAGATTTTCAGCACAACAAGATAGCCAACCAAGTAATATAGTTCTAATGGAGGTACTAGCCTAATGTCCACACTTAAAGTTACAAATCTACAAAAGCTAGACGGATCTCAGTTTCCTGTTGGTAAGGTTGGTCAAGTAGTTCAAGTTGTCAAAACAGATGCTTTTAATACCACAAGCACTTCTTATGTTGATATAACAGGATTGTCAGTAGCTATAACTCCAACATTAACAACTAGTAAAATATTAATTAATGTTTCAGGTGTAGGTGGTAATGACTCCTCTCATACAAGAGTTAGTTTAAAATTATTAGAAAATTCTACTGGAATTGTAGAACATGCAGTTGGTCTTGCTAGTGATAGTGAATTAGCTGGATTTGCAATAAATTATTTGTCAAGTCCTAGTACGACAAGTTCACTTACCTATAAATTACAATTAAGACAAGATAATTCAGGAAGTGGTTCAACAATAAATAGGTCGCTTAGTGATTCAAATGCAAAAGGAATAACAACAATTACACTAATGGAGGTATTAGCATGAGTTCAGAATTAAGAGTAGATACAATAAAGTTAGCTAATGGTAATACTGCTACAGCTAGTGGTTTAGGTATTGGTGGTGTTGGTAAGATTGGTCAAATAGTTACTGCCACTACTTCAACTGAGGTTTCAAACACTTCAACATCTTACGCTGATGTTGGTTTATCAGCGTCAATAACACCAACTTCAACATCTTCAAAAGTTTTTGTTATAGTTTCATCTTCTCTTGCGGGAACGACAGGGAGTGGTTCTAATAATTTGCTTTCATTGATACAACTTGTCAGAGGAAGTACTAGTATAGCAGAGTATTTAGGCACAAGAATTGATGGTGTAACTAATATGCAAAGTGGTGGTGCGTGTTCTTATACAGACTTAGATTCACCCTCTACGACAAGTGCTACCACATATAAAGTGCAACAAAAATTAAGCACCTCTGGTGATGGTAGAACCTCTTTTTTTTCTTTTAATAATAGGCTTTCAACAATTACACTAATGGAGGTACTAGCATAATGGCTATTACAAGATTAAATAATAATTCTATTAGTAGTGTTACTGCTTTGCCTACTGCAATATCAACTGGCAGTGTTTTACAAGTTAAACAAACTTATGTAAATACTATTAGTAGTCAATCTTCACCAGCAACAACTTGGACACCTATTACTGGGTTAGAAGTATCTATTACTCCCTCTAGTGCGAGTAATAAAATACTTATATTTGTAGAATGGTGTGGTGAACACAGTGAAGCTAATCCACATAATACAACATTTGGTTTAAAAAGAGATTCTACAGATATTGGTTTACCAGCAAGTTTTGGAAATAGGCAACCTGGAATTGCTCCTATAAATACTAGTTTAGATGGTAATGCAGATTCTACACCTGAAAATGCAACATATAACTTTTTAGATAGTCCTAATACAACAAGTGCTATTACATACAAAGCATGTATTTTTTCTCAAGGCAATAGCACTGTGTATAATAATAAAACAAAAGATACTAGTAATGATTCAATAGATTATGAAAGACTAACATCTTCAATAACAGTTATGGAAGTCTTACCATAATGACACACAACTTTAACAAAGAAAGGGAAATAAAATGACAGATATAGCAAGTGCAATCAAAGCTCTCAAAGACGATGCAGAGTTTGTTATCACAGGAGAACCCAGCAACGAAGCTGAGTACAAAGCTAATGTAAAATATGTAACTGGAGCAGATTCAAATGGAACTGCAATCTTTGGAGATCAGTTATATACATGGAGCGAAGTATCAGCTAAACAAGCTGAGTTACAAACTGCATACGATAACAATGAGTATCAGAGAAAAAGAGCAAGTGAATATCCATCTATAGCAGATCAGCTAGACGACATTTATCACAATGGCGTTGATGGGTGGAAAGCTACAATCAAAACAACTAAAGACAAATATCCTAAAGGTTAATCATGTGTGAATGTTGCGAAGGATATGATTGTATCTGTAAACAAAAAATAATATGTGGCTGTAATGGTGAGTGTGTTTGTGGTAAATGAAACTATTATTAACTATACTTTTTCTTTTTGGATTAATAGCAACTGTTAGCGATGTTAAAGCAGAAACCAACACTGTTAGTTCTACTGTAGTCACAAACTCAACACCCCCCACAGCTAACGCACCCTCTATAATTAATTCTAACTCCGATATATGTAAAGTCGGTGTTGGAGCAAGTGTTCAAAATAATATTGTGGGCCTTGCAAGTGGCATAGTTATTGATGACGAACTATGTCAAAAACTTAAACTTAGTCGATCTCTTTATGCTTATGGAATGAAAGTAGCAGCAGTAGCTCTACTTTGCCAAGATCCTCGTGTCTTTGACTCAATGATGGATTCTCAAACCCCATGCCCTACACGACAAGGCATCGGTGCAGATTCCCTCGCATACTGGGAAAATAATGTATCTGAAATTCCAGATGGCAGTAAATACAAAACACAATACACACAACAAAAAGAGGCAAAAGAACAACCAATAGGAAACAATGATGGTCTTAAAAACTTTGCTCTTATGGCTCTTTCTATGCTTCTCATACTCTAGTTACGCTAATACTTGTTTACCTAATCACGAAGGTCTTTGTGATCCTGGTGTCATTATTACTGAAGATACACAAGTTGATATAACTGAAGAAGATAAAGGCACAGAAATAGTCACAACGACAACTACTACTGTCACAACTACAGAAACTACAGTCACTAATGAAAGTTCTGGTAATGTCTTAAACTTACCTGATATGGCCCAAGATTGGGGTGGCGAAGGCCCAGCTAGTATGCCTACAGGCAATGCTTGTTATGGACTTGGTGCTGATAGATGTGCTCAGATAACAGGAAGTGGCAACACAACTTCTAATATGGGAGTTGATGGTATGGGTACAACATTTATACAAACTGTCGATATTTCTGATTTACAAATAAACAATGGTGGTGAGGTTAAATACTCAATAGAAGTCGATAAACAGGATGCTGAAGATAGAATTTACTTGCACATCACAGGTCTTAATGGATCAAACCAAGTCTTTAATGGAACTGATATCTTGTCTGAAACTGGTGTCGCTAGTGGATATCAGTCATACAATGGGAGTTTCGATTTCGGTGGTGTTTTAAATAAACTTACTATTGAGGTAGGTGGTAGAGATATTAACCTAGCTATTGGCCCTTTATTTGATGATGTAAGTGTTAATGTTTTTTACAATGTAATAAATACTATAGTTACACAACACATCACTTCCATAGAAGAAATTTATTACCTCAACATTTTTGATCCTACAGAAATAGAATTTATAGAAGAAGTATTTGAATATAACGATATTAACTTTGATGATGGTGAAATTGACTTTACTCCTATAGAACCGGAAACAGATGATATTTCATACGAAACTGTAGAATTAGAGATACAAGAATTTGAAATAGACTTTGAAATAGATTTACCTGAACCTGAAATAGTAACAGTTCAAGCTGAAACAGAATTAGAACTTGAATTAGAAATCGAAATGGAAATGGAATTACCAGAGCCAGAAGTAGAAGAAATTTCTAATGAGCAACCAGAAGAAGAAACAACTGAAACAGTTGAAGAAACCCCTGTTAAGACAGAGGAAGTAGAACAAGAAGAAGTTAAACAAGAAGAAACAAAAGAAACTGTAAAAGAACCTTCAGCTAAAGAAAAAGCAGCTACTAAGATAGTTAAAAAGATTGACGATAAAGCTAGATATGACGATGCAGCACAAATCAAAACTTTAATTGTTATGCAAATATTAGGTGATACTAAAAGTTTTTTTGATACACAATCAATAATTCAAGACAATAATATAAACGAATATCTTGATAAAAGTTTAGAAGATCAGTTTGGAGTCCTTTTTCAAACAGCACAAAATCAAACTATGGAGGATTTAATTAATGGCCAGTATTGAATATCAAGGTATGAAGTTTAGTGGTGGTAAATTTTTTATTATTTTATCATTAATTGGAACAATATCTGGTGGTGGCTGGTCACTTTATAAATTTATAGACGACTATTTAGAGCTCAAAACTGCTGTATCGAACTATATAAGTCCAGACCTTAGTCACTATGACGAACAACTCGCAGTCCTAAAGTCTGAAGTAGATATGATATTAGAAGAAGTCAGTCTTATTTCAGAAATTACACGAGATATGAAAAATGAATTAAAAATTCAGATACGAGAAATTTCTCAAGACAATAGACATATTACTAAAATTGTAAATGACATCGAAGATAGACAAAAAGAAGATACAAGAGAAATATTTGATGAGATTAAAATTATAGAACAAGAACTAAAATTAAATATAGATAAAGCTCTAAACAACCCATTATCAGGAATGTCAGCAAAAACAAAATGAATTTAGATTTAAAAACCATATTACCATACTTAGTTATCATTGTTTCTTTAGCAATGACCTGGGGAATGTGGTCAGAAAGATTAGAAGCTGTAGAAAAGAAAGCAGATACCATATCTGAAATGCAGCAAGACATAGCTGTCATCAAAGAAAAGATTATATGGATAGAAAAATATCTTAACGGAAAATGAAGATGTTTATTATTTTTTGGCTATGTGTCCAAGATCCTTTAGTTTCATTAGAGAATACTTGTGTTCAAAATATTATTTATGACACAACCTACGATACAAAAGAGGAGTGCAGACAAGCATCAGTTGTTTTAGCTCAAAAATTTATGGAAATACCCCATACTTATATAACAACTTTTTGTACTTCAAAATTTACGACCAATACATAAAGGAGACTTATGTCTAACATACTCTGCATATCAGATTTGCATGAGCCATTTAGCCATAGAGATAGCTACCATTTTTTAAAAGCGATCAGTAAAAAGTATAAATTTTCAAGAGTCGTTAATCTTGGAGACGAAGTTGATTACTCAGCTCTGTCCTTTCACGATAGCGATCCGGATCTACCAAGTGCCACTAAAGAATTAGAGTTAGCACAATACAAAATTAAAAAATTAGAAAAGCTATTCCCTAAAATGGATTTATTGCATAGCAATCATGGTTCACTTGTTTACAGAAAAAGAAAACATCATGGTTTTCCTAAACAAGCCATAAAAGCCTATGCAGAAATTTTAGGTGTAGATCATACAAATTGGAAATGGCACGACAGATTAATTATTAGCGACAAGTATGGTGAGTATTATTTTTGCCATAACATGAATAAAGATCCTGTAAAGTCATCTATGTCTATAGGATATAATTTTATTCAGTCACATTATCATACAGATTTTAAATTAGGGTACTGGAATTCCCCTGAGAAACTTAGGTGGGGAATGACTATTGGCTGTTTGATAGACAAACATTCTTTAGCTTTTGCCTATTCAAGAGTAAACATTCGCAGACCTACTCTTGGTTGTGCAGTAATACTTAATGGTGTTCCACAACTAATACCAATGACACTAGAAGATAATGGAAGATGGAATGGAAAAATCTGAAGATAAAATAAATCCTGGATATTATATAGGTACAAAAATCCAAGTATCAGACTTTATCCAAGAATTTAAATTAGATTACTTTCAAGGCAACATTGTGAAATATGTCGTAAGGCATAAGCAAAAGAATGGTCTTGAAGATTTAGAAAAAGCTAAATGGTATTTGGAAAGGTTAATTGAATGTACGAAGAAGTAAAAAATAAGATCAAGACTTCGGAAGGGTTCTCTGCATCTGGGTACTTCCTAGAATATCGAGGAGCTAATGGCGAAACCATCAAAGAAGATTTTATGACGATCGGATGGGGACACAAATGCGTAGATGGTGATCCT